AGAAATTGAATTCACTAAAATAGGCGCTAAAAGACCGCGCAATACAATGGATTCTATATTAGAAAAAATGAATAAATAATATTAACAATTTAATTTAAAAAGAAATGCCAGCACAACCAATTATTACTACTACTTACGCGGGACAATTCGCGGGTAAGTATATTTCGGCAGCACTATTAAGCGCTCCAACAATCGAAAATGGCGGGGTTACCGTAATGCCGAACATCAAATTTAAAAGCGTTATTCAACGTGTTGAAACTGCAAACGTTTTAGAAGACGCATCTTGTGATTTTCAAACAAATTCAACGGTTGATTTAACTGAAAGGATTTTAGAAGTTAAAGATATGCAAGTAAATATGCAATTGTGCAAGTCCCAATTTCATAATACTTGGCAAGGAATTGAGCAAGGTTTTTCGTCTTTTGACGTATTGCCTAAGTCGTTTGCAGATTACTTAATTGCACACGTAGCTTCTCAAGTTGCTTCCGCTAACGAAGTATCTTTGTGGAATGGTTCAAGCGCAGTTTCGGGAGAATTCGACGGCTTGTTTTCAACTGCTTTAGTTGACCCTTTGTTACCACCCGCACAATTGATTAACAACGCGGTTATTACTCCAGCTAACGTAATTGCTCAAATGCAATTGGTAGACGACGCTATTCCAGCTTCACTTTACGGAAAAGCAGATTTGAAAATTTATGTTTCTCAAAACGTAGCAAAAGCATACGTTGCCGCTCTTGGTGGTTTCGGCGCTATCGGTGCGGGTTCACTTGCGAATTCTGGTACAAACGCTCAAGGTTCTCAATGGTACACAAACGGCGCTTTATCGTTCAACGGAACGCCAATATTTATGGCAAACGGATTGCCTAACAACTCAATGTTAGCAACAACAACATCTAACCTTTATTTTGGTTGTTCTTTATTGAGCGACACTCAAGAAGTACGTGTTATTGATATGTCCGATATTGACGGCTCACAAAATGTACGTGTAATTATGCGAATGGCGGCGGGTGCAACTTACGGAGTTATCGAAGACATAGTAGTTTACGGATAAACATTAACGGGGCGGGTAACTGCCCCTATTATAAACAATACTAAAAATATAAACAATGAGTTGTGATATTACACACGGACGTTTGGAGCAATGTAAAGACGTAATAGGCGGTTTACAAGCTATTTATGTCCTTAACTATGGACTTTTTGACGCAGTTCAAGACGTTACTTATGTTGGTACAACGGACGAAATTTCGTTAATTACTTTACCCGCATCAACACCCGTTTACAAATTTGAATTAAAAGGTACAAACTCTTTTGAAACAACAATTACAAGTTCACGTGAAAACGGGACTACATTCTTTGAGCAAGTTTTAGCGGTTACGTTAAAGAAACAAGACGTTCAAACGCATAAAGAAATTAAGTTGCTTACTTACGGAAGACCAAACATTATTGTACGCACAAACGCAAACCAATTCTTTATTGCGGGATTAGCAAGAGGAATGGACGTAACTGCGGGTACTATCGGAAACGGAACGGCTTTAGGCGATATGAACGGATATTCTTTGACTTTTACGGGTCAAGAGGCAATACCCGCCAATTTCCTTGATTGTGTTGACGAACCTACTTTAGCAACGTTATTAAGTAACGCCATTATACAAGTATAAAAGACGTTTTATTGGTTAAAACTAAAAAAGGGGGTTGCATTAGTGTAACCCTTTTTTTATGAAACAAAAACACGAAAATCTAATTATATTAATATGATAGTTTTAACTACAAATAATATTACAAGTCAAACCTTTAATTGTACGCCACGAGTTGGAACAATTACGGACTTGTTTATTACGGACGAAGCGGAAAACTTAACTATCAACGTTCCGATTATTTCTCAAGGCGCATCAAGTTATTTTTATCAAATAGAAGCAATATTTAACTTAACGGAAAATCGTTTTTATATGATTGAACTAAAAGATGTTTCTGGCAATAGATTATTATTAGAAAAAGCATTTTGTACTAATCAATCTTTAGCGACATTTTCAGTAAATAACGGACAATATGTTTCGCACACAAGCAACAACGAATTTATTATATATGAATAATTACCACGTCTTAAATTTATCGAGTTACACGACACCAATAGTTGAAGAAACGAACCGCGAAAATTGGGTTGATTTTTTAACTGAAAATGGCGAACAATACTTTGATTTCTTAATTAACCGATACACTAATTCAACGACGAATAACGCGATAATAAACAATATTTGTAGATTAGTTTACGGACGCGGTTTAGGTGCGTTAGACGCGTCTAAAAAGGTAAACGAGTACGCTCAAATGATGACTTTGTTTTCACGCGACGACGTACGCAAAATGATTATTGATAGAAAAATGTTAGGGCAATTTGCTATTCAAATTCATTATTCAAAAGATAGAAAAAGAATATTAAAGGCTTACCACGTTCCCGTAAATTTATTACGAGCTGAAAAGTGTAATAAAGAAGGTGAAATAGCGGGTTACTATTATTCAGATAATTGGAACGATACGCGACAATTCCCGCCACTTAGATATTCTGCTTTTGGATTCTCAAACGACAACGTAGAAATACTTTATTCTAAGCCTTATTCGGTTGGAATGAAATATTATTCCTATCCCGACTACCAAGGGGCAGTTCCATACGCATTACTTGAACAAGAAATAGGCGATTATTTAATTAACGAGGTGCAAAACGGATTTTCGGGAACGAAAGTAGTCAACTTTAATAACGGAGTTCCGAGCGAAGAACAACAATCTATTATAAGCCAAAAGGTTTTAAATAAATTAACGGGTTCAAGAGGGCAAAAAGTAATTGTTGCGTTTAACGACAACGCCGAAAGTAAAACAACGGTTGAAGACATACCATTAAACGACGCACCAGAACACTACACTTATCTAAGCGAAGAATGTTTACGTAAAATAATGTTAGGACACAACGTTACAAGTCCGTTATTGTTTGGGGTTGCATCAACAAACGGGTTTAGTTCAAACGCAGACGAATTAAAAAATAGTGCGGTTCTATTCGACAATATGGTTATTAGACCATTCCAAGAAGAATTATTAGACGCATTCGATACAATTCTACATTTTAACGGAATAAGCCTTAAACTATTCTTTAAAACTTTGCAACCTTTGGAATTTACGGATTTAGAAAACGCACAAACCGAAGAACAAATTGCCGAAGAAACGGGAACGGAATTAAGCGCAGACCCAAAAGACGACGCACTTGCTCAAGCGTTAATTGATTTAGGCGAAGACGTAAACCCCGAATGGCTATTAATAGACGAAAACGCAGTTGATTACGATAACGACGACGACGAAAACCAACTACTAAGTAAAGAACCTAAACAAAGTTTTTTAAGCAAAGTTGTTAATTTAGTTAGTACGGGTTCTGCATTCCCAAACTCAAAAAGCGAACAAGACGAAAATATTGACGGATTCCAATTTATTACACGTTACGTTTATGCGGGTGAACAAAAAGCAAACGGGCGGGAATTTTGTAAAAAAATGATGTCGGCAAATAAAGTATATAGAAAAGAAGACATTATTAGAATGGGTTCGCAAGTTGTAAACGAAGGTTTAGGACCACGCGGTACAAACACTTATTCAATTTGGTTGCATAAAGGCGGGGCTAATTGTTACCATAGATGGAACAAACAAGTTTACGTTAATTTTTCGGGTTCTGGAATAGATGTTAATTCGCCAAAAGCAAAAAGGATAGCGGGAGCAAAAGCCGAAAAGTTTGGTTATGTAATTAAGAACCCAAGTTTAGTTGCAACAAGACCAATAGACACACCGACACGGGGTTTTTTACCGAAAAATAAATAAACAATGGCAGAAGCATTACTAATTTCAAGAAACGACATCGTAAAATTTACCGCACTAAACGGAAACATCGACACGGATTCTTTTATACAATGGATTAAAGTCGCTCAAGATATTCATATACAAAATTACTTAGGAACTAATTTACTTGAAAAATTACAATTAGACGTTACAAAATTAGTTACAAAAGTCCCCGTTGGAATTCAAGTAATTGCTCAAGGTTCGGGTTATTCGGGAGCGGGTTTAACTACAACGGCAATTCCTCCGAGCGTTGGTTCTGGAATGATTGTTAATTGCGGGTTTTCGGGTGGTTCAGTTGTTACGGCTAATTTTGTTGCTCAAGGTTCGGGTTACAATGTTGGCGACCAAGTTACGATTGACGGCGGAAATAACGACGCGATTCTTGAAGTTACGCAATTGTTTTCAATACTACCTAACTACTTAAATTTACTTAATACCTACGTTAAACCTATGCTTATACATTGGGCAATGGTTGAATATTTGCCGTTTTCGGCTTACACAATAGCGAATAAAGGTGTGTTTAAACATACGAGCGAAAACGCCACAAGCGTAGAAAAAAACGAAGTAGATTTTTTAGTTGAAAAAGAACGAATGATTGCACAAAATTACACGGAACGTTTTATAACTTACATAAATTTTAACAATTCTTTGTTCCCAGAATATAGCACGAATAGTAATGCGGATATGTTCCCAAGTACTCAGAATAATTTTACGGGTTGGTATATATGAAAAAGAAACACAAACCAAAAGAAAAAAATATAAAGAAATTAATAATCTATTTAACTAAATTGAAAAATGAGAAATAACTATTGGGGCGAAGCGGTTAATAATTTAGTTGGTTGGGGACAAAATTACAACGTCAAAAGCGGTTGGGGTTCAATTTATACAACAACTTATTCGGGGGTTACTTTATTAAAGCCAGCTAAATAATGGAACATTTAAGAGCCTTATCGATTTTGTTTTTTGTATTTTCTTATTTGTGTTCTTTTGCTATGTTTTTCGAAGGGGCGTTGTTTTTGAAATTTGGGGCGGTTGCTTTATTCGCTTTTTTAACCCATCAACTTGTTGAGCAATACCAATTTAAAAAATGAAAATTCAATTAATTATTTTACTCACTAATATACGCTTGTCGTTTATGAAATTACTTGCGGTTGT